AGTGCAGCGTATGCACAGAAGTGCAGGCTATCTATGGATCAACAGAAAGCGTAGTCCCCTGGCTATGCAATTGTCCAAAGATAGCTGAACAAACACAACGTAAGTTGAAGCAGGGCACCTTCTGGTGTCATGCTGGTTGTTGTGAAGGATCCACATGTAGGTATAACGGTCCTCGGAAATACCGTAATCGGGCAGATCGGCCCGGAATGTGGCCCAAGAAGGCGTAACCATTTTACGCCGTCACTGCCGGTAAGGCAGGTAATGAAGATGGAATCCGTATGCATGCATATGGTGACAGCCTACGCAGTAGTTCGTTAGGGTTGTGGGTGGGAGTAAAATTAATAGACCTATTACTCCCCCATGTGGCCATGGCCAACAAGAATTACCAGGGACCCAAAATGGAGCCCGCAGTAATGAGAATGAGTTTTGACGTCGAGTCAGATGTTAAGTATCTGGATCTATCGCAATGTGCGAGTATTTTGAATCGTCGATTCTATCAACAAGGAATACAATGGGCCGTGGCCAGAATGACGTTCGTTGACACCACTGGATCTGCCAATGGACAGGTAACAGTATCAAAGTTGCCAACAACCTGGGTAACAGGCAACGCATGGAAAAAAGGCGCAGCCGCATGGCATCAAATGAACGATATCGCAATGGAGTATGCAGAGGGAGTACGCCCTCGTTATTACGATTATAAGATTCACTTTGATCAGACACACGTTGCAAGCAATTTCAACACAAACTTGTTGCCGTTGAATATCACGACAGCAACAGCTGGAGAATGGCTTGCGAGTGAATACGTTATTCCCAATGAAGGGACCAATTCTGTAACGACATTCGGAGTGCACATGATTGGCAACGATAACGCTAATGGTAAAGGCCTAATCAAGGGATATGCTCTATCCCGTGCATTGCCTTTTGATCCAGATCCACGCACGTTTTCTAACTTGAGTGAGAACTGGATTAGCCAGGTGTTTAACCAAGGTACACTTCAAACCAGTGAAGTGCTTGATGACCTTGAGGTAACAAACGATGGCTTGCCATATGACGATTCATATTACGGAGGCGATAGCCTGGCGTTCGATGAAGAAGTTGACGAAATTGTGTTCTCCAACAGCGCAGCCAGGCCTTCGCCTGGATCACGATTGAGTATTGGTGGATTTACTGCACCTTGCGGGCTAATTCGAATTAACCAATTGGCAGGAGCAACTTTGCGAATGTATGTGGACTTAGTTCCTGGTACCCATCGGGGATACCTATGTGAATCGATGGAGGACATGTGATGTCGCCTGAGACAGCAGACACAGTCAAGGAGGCGGTTACTACTGCCTCTGTACTGAATCACGTAAAGAACAACAGAGTCGAGTACCTGCTCGCACTTGGCCTGTTGCACCTCCTCGGTGTTAGTGATCGCCTCCTGGCAAATTTGAATGGCATGTGTTTCTGATGCCAGAAGAACCTCCTTGTGCACGTTGCGGAAGCAAACGCTTTGATCGATGCTTCATCGAATCACAGGGAATCAACCACGTCATATGCCTGGGCTGTGATCAGGAGTGGATTGAATAATGCTACTATCTCCAATAACATCGCCGATTGCTCAATGGTCATACGACCAGGCTTCTCAGACTGAAGGCGAAATGAACGAGGCGAAATTTGGCTTGCATATATCCATAATGGCCGGTCATACTGTTGCGTCAGTTGCAACACCGGCATATTTGGTGTCAATGAGTAACCCTCATATTATGAGTTACGCATACAGGGGATTACCCGCAGAAAGATTCGGAATCGCTGCGCACCTGGCGTCGCGAAAAGAATTCCAGATGATGAGCTCGAGAAGTTACACGTTAGGACGTGCGATCGGGCGCAAGGCTGGATTAAAGACGGCTGCTCATGCAGCCGGAAAGTTAGCCTTTAGGACAGTCCCAGTAGTGGGCTGGGCCCTATTTGCGTATGATGCCTACGATTTAGTAGCAAACAGACGGCTATTCGGCGTACAATTATAGGGCTGGCGCAAGGTCCTTTGGGCATGAGCAGGAAAGAGTTACCTCCACAAATCTTGATTATTCGGACAGAAATGCAGAATGCATGTATCCGATGCGGCTACACCTACTGTGGGTGTTGGCGTTGAAAGTACACCAATTGGTGGATGTAAAAATGAAGTGCAGCGTATGCACAGAAGTGCAGGCTATCTATGGATCAACAGAAAGCGTAGTCCCCTGGCTATGCAATTGTCCAAA